TAGCACACTCCTCAATCCACTCTAAAGCCTCGTTATCATCGTTAAGTTCATTCTCTCTAAACTGTAGGTTAAACCACATAGCTGAGGCTGAGGTTAACCTTGAGTGTAGAGAAGACGCTAAGTTCTGTGCAGACATAATAGCGGTAGCATCGTATACCCATGGTCTACGCCACTGTATAGAGTTCTCTGATCGCTCATCCTTAAAGAACCTGCCACGGTAAGGGGAAATATAACGCTCAATCCAATCCCATGTGTCCTGTACAATTTGTCTCTGTGCTTTCACCATGCCGTAGCGGTGAATAATATCTTCTGGATTCATGTCCCTTTCCTTATTCGTTCATCGAGAGGTTGTATTTCCCCACCCTCTTTTAATGGGTGAGGCCAACCCCACATGGCTTCTTGATAGTCCCAAGAGGCCACGAGAGCCTTGTACGCCTCGTCATCTTTTTTAAGTTTGTTGTTTGGTGCTCCGGTACAGCGTTTTACCCCTACGTGCATTTGTTCACCCTTGGCATGTGCTTACGGTTTCGACCGGTCATGGCTTCGCCCATGGTGGGGTCATAACCTAAAGCTAGGTATCGAAAGGCATCTGCCCCGTGAGAGTATTCATCGTGTTCTGGACGTAGGAGAAAAGTGGAGGTGCGACCGTCCCACTTCTTACGGTAGTTCTCTAGGCAATCAATGCCCCTGCTGCATTTGTCTTTATCGAAGTAGCACTGATAGAGAAGCTTTCTGACAGCCTGTATACCGTCCTCTATGGAAAGCTTAGGGGCTACAATGACATCGAACCCTAAGTCCTCTATAGACTCTCTACGGGTCATGCCTGAGGTGACCTCACGGATATTGATGTCCCATGGCATAATGAGTTCTTCAATAACGTAGGACGTTTCTTTTATGTCCTTAAGCACATCGATTAAACCGGTATCCGTCCACTCCATGTAATCGATAAGCCGTACTTCACTCCTAAAGAACTGCACGAACCATACGGCTGTCATGTCATCGATACCTAAATCAAACGCACAGTAGACCGGTAGGCCACGCTCGTAAGGGATCTTCATTATTCGACCGTCAGCACTGGCCTTGTTCATTTCATCGGAATAGAACGCACCTTTTACGGCTGCTGCCCAGTCACATAAGAACTCTTGCCTGTAATCCGACTCAGGCATGTTCTCTCTAGCACTGGATAGCTCATCGGGGTCAATTAAGTGGGTTTCATCGGCGCGGTAGGTGGCAGCAAACCATTCAGGGTGTCCTTGCTGCATTTTCTCGGTGGCTTCACGGTACTTTTCATAAAAGTGGTTCTTACCGTTGGGTGTCCCTAAGAACATACACCCGCCTTTACGATCGGCTAAGGCAGGACGTAAGACCTCGTTCCATAGACTGATCGGCATGTTACCAAATTCGTCCAGAACCACTTGGTCGAAATAGAGTCCACGGAGGCTGTCAGGTGAGTCACTCCCGAATAGCTGTATACGGGCAATAGAGGGTTTGCCGTTGTTATAGCCTACCGGTATATCTACCCGTAGTTCGGACTCATAGATTTTTACGTTGGGGATTTGGTAGCAGAAGTCTTTAAGGTATGCCCATGCAACCGACTTTGCTTGCTTGTAGTAAGGCGCGATATACGCCATGCGGGGGTTGTGAAGTTTACACTTTAGAGCTGCGTCTATGAGCTCGTTAACGGCCAGTACGGTTTTACCAAAGCGCCTGTGTATGGCTAGGACGGTAAAGCGTTTACGCTGCCTGTGTATCTCAAGTTGCAGCTTACGTGGTTTATACCCCGTTGAAACATCTACAACTTGTTGCATTTACACGCCCCGTAAAGAATTTTACAGAGAGTGTAAACAATTTTACAATTTTAGCAAATGAGCTTAGTTTTCTTTACAGATCTCGCTAATCCGTCTACGGGATACGCCCCACTTTTCAGCTAAGGCTCGTTGCGATACCCCACCAAAATGGTGATCTACGGAGATCTGTTTTTGTTCATCGATCGATAGCACCCTCCCCCGCCTTTTTAAGTTAGCCGGTGGGGGTAAGGTCTTTCTCTTTTGCTCTAATTCCACTTCAAGCTCTCCAAGCCGCTTAATGTAAGCCATCTTAGCCGCTTTAAAGTCATCTTGCATAGAGGGTAGGTCTGAGGGCTGTACATTGTAGATCTCAAGAAACAATTTACGCATCTGTAGCCAAAGCTCGGTAAAGTTGCCCCGATAGTGTATTTCATTGGAATACCGTCTATCGTTGGCCTTTACATCAACCTTACAAATAAGCACGTAGGCTTGATGGTTCTTACCCTTGTTCTTTATGCGTACCTGTAGCCTAAAGCCTACTAAGCCTGTATTAGAAAACATCTGCTTACGATCGGCTAAGGCATACAGCCCCTTTATGTGTTCGTGGTAGTAGGCTTCTGCGTCCTCATACTCAGCAAAGGACTTTTGCCGCTCCTTACCGTTAAACTTCCATCGTAAGCGATAGGGCTTAACTTTGGAGTCACTAGGATGCAGACTGATCCGCATACTCATTCTACAGGCTCGTTCCACTTATCTGGGTCTAGCATGGCAGCTTCACCCCACGTACACACGCCACACAGATCAATGTCCTGTACGAGCCTCTCATTCTCTACGATGGTTACGGTGTGATCCATACCACATACTGAGCACTCATTATCATAATTTGGTTGGTATTCCGTCATCTCATATTTGTCCTTTGGTAATCGCGGGTTTCTGTATTCAATACCCGCCCCTTTACACTTCACCCAATTACCCTCGGGTATCCCTTTTCCATCCCAATCCTTATAGGCAGCCATTGCATCACTAATATCACTGTAGGAGTAACAAAAGCGGTACTTATAGGGTAAGTCCATAGGGTCATTACTCACCCCATAACACAGCCCTAAGGTGAACATAAACTTCTGTAAGCCTATAACCTCACCACTGGCTAAAACTCGTTTCTGTAAATAGGGATCTTCAATCATCTTTACCTCTATGGTGTTTAGCCCTAAACGGTGGCGGTTCATCCGGTAGAGGCTGAGGGGCATTGGAGTGAGGGGAGTCTTGCTTAAACTTATTCCGCCCTACCTCACACCGGTAAGCAAGCGCCTTATGAAAACATAAGCCATGGTTTACACTACGCTTTACCCTCTCCTTCATTTTTTATTTTTTTTAGCGTCAAGCGCCTCAGTCAGTATTTCCATTAGCATCTCAGCCGTCTTATTAGCGTCACCCTCCTTTATACTGCCTTCCATAGCCTCCTCAAAAGCCTCCTTATGCGCTTGCTTAACCTCTCTTAATAAACGCATAAATTCTATAGGGTGACCTACCCGCATAGAGGCTACACTATGCTCTTGTGTCCTTACCCCTAATATCACAACCTCAATATTGTAAGCCTTTACTAAAGCTTGAAACTCCTCAAGAAAAGACGTAGTTCGCTGCTCATCAGTACTATCCATATTTAAATCCATTACTTAAATTCCCTCGTTTCGTTTTATGTCATCACATGCGTATTCATAACTTACTAGCTTTTCTGGTTCACCCTTAACCTCAATAGACTGCACAAACTTAGCGGCATAATCAGAGGATACCTTCCACGTTTGTAGGTATTGCTCCCCCTTCTTACTTGTCCATGCCGATAATACTGAGGCATAACCCCCTTCCTCATCTATGTACCATAAACCGGCATACACCTGCTTACCCGTATTTCTCCATTGGTACGTCATAAGCTTTAAATTACCGGACACCGGTTTCTCCCACATCACCATGTGAAAGTCATTATCCTTTTCCTGCGTAAAGCATTTAACCGCGTAGGCAGGTTCTAAATCCACTGTACGATCGTTCCATATTGAATACGCACTACGAGTCCATGCAGAGATCATTATAAAGTTCTCCTCATCTTCTGTAGTCGTAGCCTTAACAGGCTTAGGAGGTACGTATACCTGCTTTGGTTGATGATAGTGCTGATGGGTGGTACAAGCCGTTAACATAACGACCGCCACAATAGATAATATGTATTTCATAATAAGCCTCGTGTTTTATTTAAAATCGTCCTGCTTCAGCTTCAACCTTCACAGCTCGTTTCGTGTTTAAATCGTAGCGGCAATAATACCTATGATTAATATAAGCTCCAAACCCATTTTGGTACTGTATTTTATCCCCCATTGCTACAATCGTCCTCTGCTCCTTATTCTTCCATCGATAATAAGGAAACTCATCTTCATGCCAAGCATTCGTCCACTTAAAGCTATTAAGAGCTAAGCGTTCAACCGCCTTACTGCATTGCACAGCAATATCGATTTTATGCTCCCTATACAGACAATCTAAATCATCACCACAAGACTTCTTAGGCTTTGACTCAGATAACTGCTTAGCAGCACTCTTACCCCCAGACTTACTACCCTCTTCTGCAACCCCTATAAAGATCGCTACAATAAATAACCCTACTACCCATACACCACACCCTAAAGGCTTCTTCTCCTTCTTAAGGGGCTTAGGAGGCTTTATAGGCGCTCCACACTTAGGACACTGTTCAGCCTTATTAGATACTTCATTACCACACTCATTGCACTCTATTAATGCCATTGCTTAAGCCTCTATGTTTTGTTGAGGGCAAATAATATTCTGTGTGTAAATGTTTGTAAAGTTTGCAAAGTCTTTTTATTTTACACCACTATTCCACACCACCCTCATTACGCATAAGGGCTAAAAAGTGTTTATGGCAGTCATCACATAATTCAATAAGCTCCTCATTAGGCTGCATAGGATATTCAGCAGCATTAAACTCAGCCATAGCCTCAGTATCACTCCAACCCTTTTCAAACACACCTTTACAGCCATAGCATCTAAACTCGTTATCCTTAAGTTCCATATCCCTCTCCCTTTAAAACGCCTCTGTGTGGCTTATATTAGCTTGTATGTGTGTGTATGTTTATTAGGTGTATTAGGTGTATTAGGTTAAGTTGGCTGTATTAGTTTGTAAATGTTGCAAAGTCTTTTGTTTTAGAAAAATTACATACGGGATAGTCGCCCGCGCCCGATCGCCCGATTTTTCGCCCCCACCCCCCCATTCGTTAATTGCGAATATATATAGACTTTCTAGCAGGCATAAAAAAACCCACTCAATGGTGGGCTATGTATTGGCTGTGACCCTATAAAGGTCGTGCTTTGTTCAGTCTTGAATGTGTGTGTACTCAGCGTCTATGGGGTCTTGAGGGTCATCTCTATCAATACCAGTGACTACGTTGATAGTAATATCGCCTGTCTTGCTTTGTACGTGGCTGTCTTTCCATCCCATTTTGTTCTTACTGTACCAAATACCGGCGGCTATGTTCCCGTTTAAAGCCATCTCTCTGAACTTGCTAGTCATCTCGTAATCATCCTTAGCATGTCCCTTTTTTATGGCTTCTTTTAGACGTTCCGAATTATTAATGGCTACATTAAACTCCCCCCCCGAAATACCCAACGAATAAGCCACATACTCAGCACTAGCACCCGCACCCACCAACTCAGTCACCCGCTCTAGATCTCTCTCTGTCAGCTTGTACTCGTACCCCTCCCAAGTAACTACAGTAGGTAGCTTAATCCTCATAGGGTGCTGCTTAACCTTACTCACAGCCTTACGCTTATCTTTAGGTAAAATGCTTTTCTTTCTTGGCATAAGTTAAGCCTCATTATTTATATTATTAATAGTTTAATAGTTACCTATAGTAATCTATCTATGCTGTCATACCATCGTGCCGATAATAGACAGTAAAGATAGTAATCTATCAAGGGGCTGTAAAAAGATAATCTTTATATATATCAGTGAGTGAGTTGGGTAGTTTGATGATGTAGCGAAGCGAAATTGTCAAAATACACGACAGAACGAACGGGTAGCCCAACGCAGTTGATGGTTAACAAGTAATCCTTGTAATCTATAGGTGACTTGGTGGTCGGGGGGTTTCCAAAGGGGGGATAAATAACGAATACAGCCTAAATTACTAGGTGTCAAGTTCCCTATTATCTATTTTACAAAGTGTAACATTAATAACCCTTATTAATCAGACACTTAACACTTAACCGTTTATCCGATTGTAAAAAGGTTTACAACAGTTGTAAAAGCTGTTTAGTCATATGATTAATAAATAATAGTAAATAATTATAAATAATAGTTGCATAGGTTGAACTTATGCAATAAGATGCAGTCCTATTACTTAGAAAGACAAATAAACACGAGGCTTACAACATGAATGCAGATATTAAAAACGCTAAAAACGACTTGCTAACACTAGCTTTACTGGAATTAAAAAACGCTAGGCGCTCACTTGAACACTGGGAAGATGTAGGTAGCAATGCAGATGTAATAGTGTGTCGAATAAGAGTGAATAAGGCTAGAGTACTAGTGAACCAAATTAAAAAGCTAAACATCGCTTAATAAACATAAACACGAGGCTTAAACATGAATAATAAATACTTAGTACAGCAACAAGCATTAAAAGCTCAGCAACACGTTGTAGAGCTACGTAGGCAGGCATACATGAATGCTGAGAACTACAACCGTCAATCACGCCTAAAAGCGTTTCAAGCTGCATTACGCAAGCATGTCCAACTACAGAACGAGGCTTAATATTATGATGGAAATCACCGACGTTATTGCATTAATTATCTCTATAGCTTTATGCCTAGGTGGCATGAGCTCAACTAAATAAAACACGAGGCTTAAAACATGAGTACTATGACCCTAGCACCTACAGCACTGCATAAAATAGCTAACGCGGCCTACTGGCTGGCACAAAATCAGCACCTATCTTGTGCGTGGTTAGATAACCGCCACTTGTTAAACCGTGGCTTGTCCTTCAAATATAACTGGGTGAACCCAGACCCACTGAAATATGAAATTGTCGAGCGTCTGGTTGATATGCTGAGCGTGTTCAATCAACGTGCATACAGTGTGAGATATGCTCACTGTCCGGAGTTCTATGGCTGTGATCGCTTTAAGTTTCACGGTTGCCCAAAGAACTACGAGCCATCTAGAGCTGATTTCATAGACGCTCTGAAGCAGCTTAACTGCCTAGCCTATAACTTAGACGCTTATGCAGAAATAGAAGAAATCAAGAACGCTGTAGAGGGCTTAAAAGCCTTACTCATTAGCCAAATTATTTACCAGTCAAAAGACTACAACGATGCACCATGGGGCAGATAATCATGACTATTAAATTTAATTCAATCACCATCGAAATTGACAAACTAGACAATGACCACGGAGGCAAAGACGCTGCCTATTTTGCACTTAAGCAGCTACTAGAGTCTCAAAAAGATAGGACACTAGAAAACTGGGACGGGCAAAGGCTCAGAGACATAAACGGCAATTCTATTGGGTCTGTGAGCGTAGACTGGGGAGACATCGATCACTTTGAGGACGTGGCAAGCTATTACACAGTAGACAATTGCCGCACCTGTACCAGTGAGGACGGTGACTTTAACGAAACCTTACTAGTACTTGAGATGTCTAGCGGGGGTTACTGGTGGGCTTTAGAATGTGGCAGCGTGGTTAGCTTTTGCCATGAAGCACCAACAGACAACGCAGACATGCGCTCACAGTGTCCCGATGTGGACTTGTTCACGCTAAGCAATGCAACCATTGACGACTATGAAGACCTAGCGCGTCATGTTTATGAGTTCACAGAGTAAACAAACTAAAGCCCATCTGTTAGGTGGGTTTTGTTGTGTTTATTAACCAAAAAAACGAGGCTTAAACTTATGACAATTAACTCAAGAAACTACGGTGATATTGAAAGCTTAAAATATGACCTAAACGCGCTTAATAATATCTTAAGCAGACAAGGTACTAATCTATTAATTGATGTTATTGCTGAGCACGCAGGAAAAACAGCTAACAAGTTCAATATGTCTGACGATGATAGAGACAGACTTGTTTCTAATCTTATTAATGATTTACAAAACCAACTAAACGAACGTATTTAAACGAGGCTTAAACCATGAACAAGAACAAATTATTTAATGATAATGAAAAGAAGCTCACAGCAGCTCTACAACGCGTCTCTGAGGCGCGTAAGCAGTTTAGTAGTACAGACAGCCCACTGGGACAGAAAGCCGCTCTAGTGACCTTACAGGGCGAATTAGAAGCTATAGACCTATTAATCGATATACAGCTTATAAAGTATAAGGAGGTGTAAGCGTGTCTAAATTTTACGATGTAACCACGTTACCACGATGCAATACGGCAGAACTTCGCGACATGAAAGAGGGACAGATACGGGCTTTCTTGCTAGATCCTGCTATCGTTAATCAACAATCAGGCTTACATGTAGCCGCTAGGCGTGGGGGTGGTCGGTTTAAGATCACCACCCACAAGCAGCTTAAAAACGTGGGCAGGTTTAAGGATAACTTCGAACTTGTTTTTACTGAGTGGCTCGAAGTTGAATGTCTAAAAGAGATGACACCACCGGCTAAGCGTGGCCGCAAACCTAAGCAGGAATTATAGAGCGTAGATTTATGAGATTTAAAACGGGGCAGTACGCCCCTTTTTTTATGCCTTGGTTAAAACTTTGTGACCATAGGCAGCAATTAAGGCACTGTCTGCTCGGTTGTGGTGCTTCTTAAGCTTAAAGTAATCAGCCCCCCATATTTCTATGGCTAACTGTCTAGCGGCTTCCTTATCTGTCCCTATTAAGTTAAACTCACGCTTCCATGCTTGGGGGCTACACTGGGCAACATTAAACTGTAGCCCATAGCACATGCCTACAATCTGACCGTATACCTTGCCAAAGTTAAACCCTTGAACCGCCCCATCTGTAGGGCTTGCATGTACTTTTTCTATCACGACTTGATAAACTTTTTTAGAGCGTAGATTTATGAGGATTTTATAGAGCTCCCCCATGTCTATCTCTCTACGTTTCTTCTTATTGCCTGCTTTAGTCTTACCCGCCACTTCAAACTGTTTAGTGGGTACATCAAACACCTCTATGTACTGCTTAGCCGGATCATAAAAGGTAATTGCACCGGTAATGCCTGAGTCTATGCCTATAATCATTCGTCCATTCCTGCTGAAAGTTCATAATAACAACTGTTGTCGGGGTCATATCTGAGGGTAGTCTCCCCTACCTGACCTATCTCTTTAAACCTCACTTTCATAATGTAAATGCTGACCTTAAACGTAGGCTTACCGGCTCTAGGTGGGGTCTGCCTGTATACCGTTATGCAATTGTCAGCTTTGTTACGCCAGTTTGATGAGCCTGATATGTCGTAAGGTGTGGGTGGTGGGTACTCCCCTGTTTTTAAGTCCTTTTGTAGTTTAGTTGGGTGCGCTACCACCCACACATGGACGTTGTAGAGCCTCGCAAACTGCCTGATCTTAGTAAGAGCCTTGCTTATGTATTCCGTCTCAGACAGACCGTGAGGCCTTACGTGCTCAATCTCGTTCCATGGATCTAATACCAAGCCATTAATACCGTGACGCGTCACAAGGGTCTTAGCTTTGTTTAAAAGACTATCTAGCGTCCATGAGTCATCAATAGAGGGTAAGATCCAGTAAAAATGATCATTAACCCAGTAGTTTGTAGAGTCCACGTCCTGCTTTAGTAGATTCTTAAACGAGGTCTTAGTGGCTTTCTCTACTAAGTTAGCTGCATGACGTTCTAAGGGTTGGTTCTCAGGTGAGAAGATCCCAAAACGTAAGCCATGATTTAGAGCGAGATTTATGAGCAGGTTATCTAGCCAGTTACTCTTACCATGGTTGGGGATACCGGTAACAATGGTCATCTGACCTAAGGCCACGGTGTACAGATAATCTACTGCTGCCCATCCTGTTTTATAGCCACCGGCTAACCCTTTTTCATGCAGCACCATTAAGCGATCTTGTAAGCCTGCTGCTGTGTGTATACCTGAGACGGGAAAGTCTTCAGCGTGCTCTATACAAGCCTTCACACCAGAATCACCTAA